TATTATACCCCTTCATTCATGATCAGGCTTAAAGATGGTGAAATCCGTTTTCAGCAGACTAACGAAGATCTTTCAATCGTTGATTACTCGCTATTGCTGAACTATGTAGATGCTATAGATCGGAATGATGCCGTAGGTGTTTGGATGCGTAATCAATTCAATTTTCTGACTTCTAACTAATCTCCGCATTTGAGGGTGTTTTTCTCCTGTATCTACTAAATACTACAAATAGTCAGATACAGGAGGAAACATAAATGACTAACTTTCTAATTGAGATAATCGCTACACTAATCTACATGTTCGTACTATTCCCAATGTTCTTAATACTCAATCTCTTCTTTATGATTCTTGTAGTACTTCTACTACCAGTGAAGATCCCAATGGTTAAAATGAAAATTGAGAGATTTTTGGAACGCCGCTGATTTCCAGGGTATAATATAGGGTGTCAAGGCGAAACTTGGGACAAACCAAATTAATGTGATATAATATAGCTATAGACATTCAAGTGGGATTATTCAACATCCCTTGAAATAATTAATAAATAACATGTAGCTGATCAAGTCGAAACGATCACCTATTGCGAAGTATACCTTTGTACGGGTTAAGGTACTAGATAGTTGTATACATATAAATTCCTCATTAAAAACTCCTGTAATTAAAGAATCCCCATTCGTGGGGATCTTTTATGGTTTTAATTTTGATGAATTTGTTAAACATATAAAAGGAAAAAACATGAAAGAAAAGAAATCGGTAAGCGTTGGTGTACGCCTCAATGAAACACAAGCGGCACACATTCAAAAACTAGTGGATGATGGTAAAGCTAAATCTATTAGCAGTGCTATTCAGTACTTGATCAATATGTCAATGATTACGGGGGAATAAGATAACTAGTATAAAGGTTGTCTACTAACCTTACGATAAGTAGACGCGATTACAGGAAGTAACGCGAATAACAATAAGGAAATTCATATGAGCTATACAAAACAACTTACTTTGGAATCTGGGGAATACATCAGTGATTATATAAAAGATTTTGATTTCAATGGCGGTATCATTGGTCTAAATTCTTCAGTAGGTACTGGTAAAACTACTGGTTTTATCAATATGCCAAATGTTGATATCACAGTACCATTCATCGCAATCAAACAAAGTGAGATTGATAAAGGTGCTGGAAATATCGATACATGGCAAGCACGAGTAATCAAGGTAAACGGTACATTTGATAAGTCATACTTTAGTACACGTACCCTAGTGGTTGATGAAGCACACGGTTTATACATGGATTATAACTATAAGGCTCCAGCAATAAGGGATCTAATTAGTATATTCAAATACTATCATTCCGTGATCCTAATGTCTGGAACGTTTCAGCCTGAATACATATCAAGTATCAATTTAGACCGCTTCTATAATGTCTACAAGCCACAACTAGCAATGAAGGTACTAGATACCTATATCTATGATAGAAACGGTCTAGCGGCGTTTGAAGAGTTTATACACGCACGTAAAGACAATGGACGCAAGAAACTAGTTCTAATCAATGATAAAGCAGTATGTAATCAACTTTCAGAACGCTATGGTGATGATGCTCTAGTAGTCAATGCTGATGAAAAAGCAAATGATGATGTACTTGAACTTTATCGTACTCGTAAGATGGGTAATCAATGGTCTGTAATCTTTGGTACTAACTCAATCCGTGAAGGTCTTAGTATTGAAGATGTTCAAGATGAAGTAGATGTATTCATTTATGGACATACTGATCCAGATGTTATTGAACAGTTTTCAAACCGTTTCCGTAATGTAGGGTATGTGAAGCATGTTCATTACTTCATCCCAAACACAGAAGTACGTGAATTGGCTGATTTTGATATCATTGGATATACTGCTAGTGCTCAAAGATTCGCAGATGTAATTAATACTTTCTATAAGTCTGAAGATAACACAGAACAGTATAAAGAATATTTGCGTAGTGCCTACCATGAAGAAGTAAAAGGTAGTCATTTGAAATATGATAAAGAATCAGATTCATTCATTGTAAACTTGATTTCTATTGATGCTGAATACTATTCACATAGAGAGAAGCAAGCTGTACTAGATCCTGTACTATTTGCTGAACGTATGATGAGTTATGATTTCAATGTCAATCCACGTATGTTGGTATCAGGTGATTCTGGAGTTGCTGAAGTACTCAAAGAGGGTAAGCGAGCAATGAAGGAACAACAACAAGATGAACGTAATAAACGCATTGCTTCGATTACAGAAAGTTTCCGTACTGGTAAGTTTGAGTATGCTGGTGATGAAGAATATGATTATGTAGTTGAAAGTATCAATACCCTACTAAAGAAAGGATTGAAGCGTGAACAAATAGAACTTGTAGTAAATGGAATGGTTGAAGATAAAGAATTCATTAGAAAACGTGTTTGGCCTGATTTCAACTATGTAGATCATCATACGAACATTAGAAACCAAATGCTACGTTACATCGCTACAGATTGTCCTGATGATACTTTGAATGTACTCGATATGGCGATACTTTCAGGGATAGCTATCAAAACTACTCTAACTGAATTCTTTCAAGGTGATGAAACCGAAATGAGAAAGAATAAAGAATGGAGAAAAGTTCTAGAATGGCGTGGTGGTCAACTAGTAGCTAAAGATGGTTGTGAAGCACGCATAATCAATCGTTTTATTACTCTTGGAAAAAGGAAAGAACAACGAATCAGTAAAGACACAAACGCAGTATTCAAGGCGTACTTAGATTGGAAAGGTACGGATCGCTATCAGGTCTATCCAGTGAAGTATACAAACCTAACTGGATTTGAGATTGAACAGCCAGCACCTAGCGAATCATTCAATGCCAGCACTGACAAGACGGCAAACGCGATCCGCGAACGCCTCCTAAGCCTACGTATGGCGGCCTGATGGGTTTTGTACGCAGAAAAAACAATAATTATTCTATATAATAGTGATCTTTTTCTGCGTACATTTTTCTTCCCTTCATGTACTTATAAAGCAAAACGACATAGGACAAGCAAACTAAACTAACAAACCAACGGCAATAAAAAAGGCAGTCCGAAGACCGCCCAATGTTTTGACGAACTATTTATTGCCTCTTCAATGAGGATATACCATGAATGAACAATTCATATATATGACACTAGCCCGTAATATTCACACTGGCCTATATCTAATCAAACTTGGATTCACTACTAATCCAGAAAGAAGACTAAGTGAACTAAGAAACCGTAATTCACATTTTGAGTACTCAGAAATGATGTTATTCAAACACAAGAAAAAACTAATCCACTATGAAATGGATGAAAAGCTAATTCATGCTAAAAATAGGTATTACTGTACTAACATAAGTAAAAGTTCACTACCAGAAGGCAACAGTGAACACTATGAGTCAGTAATAACTAATGAACTATATGAACAACTAGTAGATATGGGTTACAAGTTGATCAACGAACCAGAACCAGTAAAAGAAAAAGCTATGTTTGAGTGGGCGTGATAGTAACAAAAGAACCAGGAAAACAGGACATAATAGGCATTCTGACATGAAGCATAAATACAGTTATAACCAACTACTAAGGAATAGTTATGGAAAACACAAATATACGCACTTGGAAAATCCTTGATGAAAACCAAGATACTATTAGATTAGTTGAAATCAAATTCTTTGATGAAGAAGCCAACATTAGAAAGATAGCACTGTTTACTGAAACAGGGATTCTATTTGAATGGACTCCAAACATGTACAGAATCAAAGCTATCGATGATTCATACGATATAACCAATCAAAAAGTATTTGGATTACGCATAATGGGCGATGCTCCAGAAGGGCGTATTAATGATGCCAAAACATGCTACAGATTCAGTGAACAAATCGAACTCACTAACTTAGATGATGATGATCGACTTGATTATCATCTTCTATTTGGACGCTATTAATCACTATATGTCATAAATATATTAAACACTTGAGGATATTACTATGACATTTAGAACTGAATTCACACATTACGAAGATGATACTATCTACTTTCTTTATGTTACTAACAACATAAGAATCGAAACGGATGGTACTTCAAATCTTGAGATACAACGCCGTTCATCCTTCCATACTGAACCTTTAGATACTAATAGGTACTTAACTATAGAAAATGATGAAGCGGCTATGTTCCAGGAAGAACTGATAAACCCAGACTTAGAGGACATTATAAAAGCAGTAAAACTCTTTACATGGCTTATGGATGAACTGTGGGAATCATAGACAACAACACTAAAAACATAAGGCTGTACTGTGTCCTAGATGGGGTAGAGTGCTACTTACAACTAAGATCTGACTACTCAAGCGTAACCCTTGGCACAGGTGAAGTACTTACCTTATCCTTTGTACCTATCAGTACGCAAAAACGGAAACTAATCATAGAACATACACACGACATTTAATTTTGTAACTTAAACTAAATTTTATTGACAGTACTTTTGTTATCCGGGAGTCTTTTTAGTACTAACAAAACGAACAGGAAGACTACTTGATGAGTACAGAAACTAACAGCAATGGTATTGTTTATGATTTAACAAACACCTCATTCAAATCTCTTATTGAACGTGTCTCAGCACTTAACTTTAAGTTTGAAGACAGCAAAAAAGATATCTTAGAAAAACTCTTCAAAAAAGAGTCGGAGAAAGAAGCAGAAGAATTCATTAATCAATTGCTTCGTATGGCAACTAATCTTACTAACATCGCAAATGCCTATAAGAAAGAAATAGACACTAAAAAAAGTGCTGATATTGCTGCTTCTATTGATCAACTTGATGCTGATACCCGCCAAGTTTTGATTAATCAACTAGTAGAAAAAGGTTTTATCCCAAAACCTGTAGTAGTAGAAATTGAAAGGACTGGAAGAGCTAAAGATAATAGACAAAAATCAAGTCGTACAATGACCACAACAATAATTGTTATTGGTGGAACTGAGTATGAAATAAAAACTGACGCAAAAACATTCATTGGAAGATCATTCATAGGTATGGATGAAAACGAAGTGAGGTCAGTTTTTAAAGCAAATGGCATTTCGGAGGATAGTGTTAATATTAAGGGTAAAACAGATAAACCTAAATTTATCGCTAAATATGAAAAGAATTGATTGTTAATCAAAATTGTTAGCCACCATTTAGGTGGCTTTTTTTATTGTGGGAAAGTAAATGTTTTTCTGATTTCTATTTTTAAATTTGAGTGATCTAATAAAATTTGACTTTTCAACTTTTCAACTTTTCTAATTTCGATATTAATAGGTCAGGGTGAGTATCACCAGTGGTTTTTCTAAAAATCAAAATGCCGAAAGCCTGGTTATAATATCCTGAAAGTCTACCAAATGAGTTACCTACCTCTTGAGGAAATGCTATGTTCCATCTACTTAAAGTAGTTAACTTATTGTCTAAATCGAAAGCAGTGTAAATATTTTTTGTGATTTGAGCGATAAGACTATCAAACTTTTCATCAGCAGATTTCATAGTAAGAATATCGAAATGAATACGTTGGATATTGAGCACTTGCTGATCATACTCAGCCATAAGTGTTGTTACAATACCAAATCCAGCATCGTTTTGTTTTTGATTTATCCATTTAGGTGCTTCTCTATATGCTCGATAAGCAATATAAGTAGTTAGTACTGAAGAAGCGGTGCTGAACCAATCACTAACAGATCCCCACTCAAAACCCTCTACATCCAAAAAAAGAACCTTGATAAAGACTAAAGAAGCAACAAGAAACAGAAAAATATTGATACCTAATAAGACTGAATTGGTTTTCTTTAAATTCATTTTGTATTAGACATACTGCTTAGAGTAACTATACTACTTTACCATTGTATCAACAATCTTGTACACTATTCTCTCACGCCCCCCACGGTGGGTAGGTTTGTTAAAGGTGTGGGTGTGGCGTGAAACTAACCTCAAGTTATCTCAACCTTCTCTTATGGTAGTGAGAAATCAACCCATGAAAGAAAAGCAGCGATAATTTCAGTCAATAAATAATTTACTGTAGTGCTTCATAATATTATTATGCGATGATCTTACAGTTTTGTATTTCTCACTAATTTGTTTATCGTATTCGAAACTGTTTTGTAATCTAAAACGCGATTCATCAGGACCAATTGCTAAAGCCTCACCAATTTTATAGGACAATGCTAAATGAGAATCTATAATTTGAATGAATTCGTTATTGTCTATTGCTTTTAATCCCCATAGTTCCATCCTTTCCAAAGCTGTACGTAAATTTATTGTGTTCTTTCTATAACTTATTTCTCTTTCGGAAATAGTATTCCATCTCTTTCTGAACTTTTCAGCATCGCCTTGTTCATCTGGATTAGTATTGATTAAGTTTTTAGTATCACTGAATAAGTAAAATGCTTCCTGTTGTAATCGACAAAACTGCTCAATAAGTTCATCGGCAAACTTAAATTTCCTTTCATTAAGCTTCGGAGAAAGCCAGTCCTTAGCATTGCTTGCCGCGTAAACAGCTACAATAGCCATAACGCCATTACACACCGCACTAAACCAATCTGAAATGCTACCTAATTCCATTATATCTCCCTATAAAACATTTTGCTTTAAAAATGCTATAGATAGTATACTATTGTGAAAACAATTACGCATTTATATCTTCTTTAATTTTTAAAACCGCAATCTGATTAAATATGTACGCTTCATTCCCTTAATGAAGCGTACAAAATATAGTAATATCATTCGTAGATGAATTGTAATACTGATTTTAACTTATGCTCGCATGTTGGATTCAGATTTACATCTCCATCTAAATAAGCCTTAATCCTTTTCCAAGCATTAAAGGGTTTACCTCCTTCTGATGGAGCGTTTCCATCAATAACAGGATCCCATAGAAGATGTTCAAATGTATCATCTACACGATGTACATTATCATCACCAACGATTTCGCTTATTTTTATATTCGCTCGGTAAGCGTTAATTGCTGATAAATTTTCAATTTCCTCTTCCGTCATACCTTTCCTGTCAGTATCGTGAACAACCTTATAAGGTATATTGAGTTTTGAGAGTATTCTTGCGATTGCTGGAATTGTCCATTTGCCGCCTGCGGAGACGATAGTTGTATCTTTAATAAGATTTTTATCTATATTTAACTTATCACATAGTTCAGAAGCAAATCTAAGTATCGCGACTTCCGTATCACCTTCAACAACTACTACACGTTTTGCGAAAAATGCTTCACAGACGGTTGGGTGAAAATCTAATGCGGCTCTGAGCATTTCCCTTTCGTTATATTCGGCATCAATGTGGAATATAGAATCATCTATTTCATGGACAGTTCTTTTCCCTTCATGGTTGTCTTTTATTAACTTCAATGAAGAAGGGTTTTCAGCTATATCGATTAAAAATGGTGAATGTGTGCTAACAATAACTTGGCAAGCAGAGACAGATGATTTCTCTCTAAGTTTATCTCTAAGTAATCTCATTAAATGAGGATGAATATATAGTTCTGGTTCTTCGTAAAGAATTAGTGTTGAACGTTGTGATTCTGTTACTTCGAAAAGAGCATTTGACTCGAGCAAGGCATAAGCCAATGCTCTTTGAACACCACTTCCTTGATATTCAAGTTGAGTTTCTAATTTATCTTCTATAACTAATGTCGCAGCTTTCATCAAAGCAGCATTGATATCTATTTCTGTTAAGCTCAACTTTACCTTAGATTTTAAATCCATGACTTGATTAAGTGATTCAGTTATGGATTCCATTAGCTCTTGAAGTCCTTCAATCAGTTCACCATCTAATTCACCTTTCATTTTCTTGTGTAGTTGGTCGAGAGATGCGGTGTATTGTGTGAAAGAAGAATCGGCTTGAAGAACAGGGTAAACTCTATTAGAAAATAGGAATCCAAAAGGTGTCCCTTTTTGAGATTTTAGATCATCTTCAATTTTGAAACATGCTGGAATATATAAAACATGTGGTAAGGCTTGCTGTAGGCTATTTTTAAAATTGATTCCTTCTGAAGTCCAACATAGTTCTGATGTAACTTTTTCTGGATGTCGTTGTTTAATCAATCCAACTACATCATTTTGCATTTCTTTATATGCTTTGCTGTTATTACAATCAAGCTCACGGATTATATCGAATAGCCATGGGATGTTTCTGGCGGCGGTTATAGATGTTGTGAACTCATCTATTGACTCTTTGCTGTAGTAAGCTTCATAACTCGGAGCACCCATACATTCATTATCGTGATCCCATTTGGTTCTTACTCTAATGTTTAATTCACCGTTGTGAATTAAGTTAGATATAGCTGGTTTAGATCTTTCGGCATCCTGTATATCTGAAAAGGTTCCAGTTATGATCATTTCATCATTACTGGCTATACGAAATGGCCAATCTTCGGATGTAGGATTTGTTGTATCAACGAGGATTTTAATTGCTTTGAGTATTGTTGATTTCCCGATGTTATTTGAACCAATTAATGTAGTGAAGTTCTCGAGATTAATAGATGCAGAAGAAATTCCTCTGAAGTTTTGTATATCTATACGAACAAGTTTCATAGAATAACCATATCAAGTAAAGGGTTCTTACAATTAACATAACTTAAAATGTTATGCACTAAAAATTACTGAAAATGTGATGTGCGTTGATTGTTAAAATTATTACTTGGCTAATAATTAATTTTGGTAAGCATTCAAAATATATCCTCAATCTTTCAGTTATTAGGTTTTGTGATGCGTTAACTTTTAGTGGTAGGTGTGAGATTTAGACTCTGAATGAAAAGTTAATCATAAATAGATTGTCAGGGATGGCTGAAAAATTCGTTTTATTTTAACAAGTCGATAAGGTACTCCCTGGGCATTTGAAAGACCGCGTAGATTTCGACGCACTTTGTTTTAAATATATGTGAAAAAATACTAAAGAGGCGAAACGATAAACAAAATGAGTAAGAACATTAGCATGAATCAGCTTGCGAAGCAGTACGGGTATAACGAAAGCACAGTTCGCGAATGGAAAGCACAGGGTATGCCAATTGGTGAAGGTACTGAAGAAGCTGATACACGAGCATGGATAGTACAGAATGTAATTCTACCATTACGTAATACCGATACACGCGAACAAATAGATCAAGAACGCCTACGTAAACTAAAAGCAGAAGCGGCATTATCTGAACTTGAATTACAGGTGAAACATGGAACGGTAGTTAGTACTGAATATCTTGAAAAAGTACTAACTGAATACCTATTTCAAGTTAAAACAGCAATGAGGGCAATCCCAAGTAAAACATACTTAGAGTTATTCGCACAGACAGACGCGAAAGATTTAAGAGATATATTAAAACAACATATTGATAGTACCTTATTCCAGCTAGGAAGCATGGAATTTGAACTACCCACGGATGAAGAAATATTAGATGGAAACAAACAAGAAGAAATTAACGAAAGTACTGATGAAAGTACTGCCGACGATACAGCCACCGAAGATACAGAAAACGAGTGAATGGATTAGTAATGGTGTAGTTAAATTTGTTGACGGGCCAAATATGGGGCTTGATTGGGTTCCATTCTCCTTTCAACGTGAGTGTATGGATATCGCTCAACATAGAAGTACAAAGAAGATCGTTCTACAGTCATGTAGTCAGCTTTTAAAAACCACAGTTTTACAATCAATAGCATTTAACCTAATGGCAAATGATCCATGTAATTTTGCCTTTGGTAGTTCTTCAGAATCAGAAGTAAAGAAATTCAAGGATGGTAAATTTCTACCAGCAATTGAAACTAGTGAAGAACTAAAGCCACTAGTAACAGATAAGAATGATAAGAACGCCGCGAATAACGCGAAACAAACACAAATGGTAAACGGTACTTTCGTTTATTGGTTAAACCTTAATACACCAGGGAACCTACGTGGTATTACTTGCCGTGTAGTTCTACTTGATGAAGTTTCAAACGTAGGTATTACAGAAGAAGGTTCACCAATCAAACTAGCAGAAGCACGTACTAGTACTTTCGGTGATGATGCCTTAGTAGTTATTTCAAGTACACCACTATATAAAGATGATCTAATTAACTCAGAATATAACCTTTCTGATAAACGCCGTTGGTTTGTTACTCACACTTGCGGTCATGAATATACTTTTGAATGGGAACAAGTGGGTTTTGATTTCAAGCAACTTGAAAATGGTAGAGCGATACCAGACAGTACAACTACACGTTTAATTTGTCCTCATTGTCAGGAAGAGATAGACGAACACACACGCCACCAAATGATAGATAACGGTCGATGGGTCGCTACTAGTACAGATGGTGATCCGGGTGTCATTGGCTATCAAATATCACGCATGTACTCACCGCTTAATACTATTTCAGAAATGGTTAGTAAGTATGCCGATGCTCTTTATAATTTCAATCTTCAAACATTCTATAATAATGAATTGGGATTACCCTATGAAGATGAATATGCGAAAGAACTAGATATACTTCGATTGGAATCATTACGTGAAGATGAATTTAATCTACATAAAATACCTGAAAGTACTTTAGGCATAACTATAGCAGTAGACCAACAATTAGACCGCTTGGAAGCTACCGTATTGGGCTTTGATGAAAAGAACATTTACGTGCTTTCTCATGACTTCTTCTATGGTCATGACTGTACGAAGATTGAATCACAAGCATGGAAAGAACTAGATACTTTCTGTCGTCAAGATTACCGTAGTGTAGATGGTCGCATAGTACCAACACTAGCCGTATTCGTGGATTCATCGAATGGTAACGCTACAGATACGGTTAAGAAGTTTACCGCACGTTGGGCTAAGTATCATCCTATTAAGGGTTCTAGCAGTACCACAAGTGATTTATTCAAACAGAGTACACAAGCAGGTTATAGGCTACAGATACTAAACGTTCATGAGCAAAAGAATAATATACGTAAACTTCTAAATTTGATGCTCAGTACTGAAGCAGAGAACGCACCAATTCAATTACGCTTTTCCAGTACTCTACCATCAGATTACTTTGAACAATTATCCTCTGAAGAACTAAAACCTGCTGGTGGTAAGTTAGTATGGCGACTAAAGAAAGGGCAGAAGAGAAACGAGGCTCTAGATTGTCTGGTCTATGGAATGATCGCAATCGTATATTCCCAATCACAATTAGGTACGCAACCGTTTAGAAAACTACGCGAACATAAAGCCAAATCATTACCACAAAAGATAAATAAACCAGAAGAATCACAATCTACCCAAAGTACCAGACGTTCTAGGCGTACTGGTGTGGGTTCAAACTGGTTTGGAAAAACGTAAAATGATAAGGATATCCAATGGCAATTTTACCAGAAAAGATTTATATGGTGTCAAACCCATATGAATACAGTGTAACAATTCCTGCTAAAACACTTCTCGTTATTTCATATGCCAGTACCGGTAATTCAATTACATTAGATAACAGTCAAAGTGATAGTGATGAAGTATTTGCTATCACCTTTGAAACTAGCGTTGCTTCAGAAAAACTTTTCTGTACAGCTATGACTAATGGAATTGCCAGTACTTTCCAATGTGAAGTAATCGATCCTACTAAACATACTGAAGAATACGCACGTATTCGAAAGATGATTGATGAGATTGAAGCAGTAATTGAAGCGAAAATACAAGGTGGTGCGAATTACAGCATTACAATTAATAACAAAACTCTAGTTAGTGAGTCATTAGCAAACTTAGAATCTATTCGTGCTCGTTATATTGAACGTGCTAATTCTCTATGGGCTAAAATGAATGGTCAATCTACATCTGGTTCAAGTAAGCCATTTAAGAGTATGACGGTATTTCGTGATCCTAACTATCCTAACAGATGGGGAACACGTTAATGTTTTGGAAGAAAAAACAACCCGAACAACCAAAGCCAGTACAGAAAACAAATGAAGTACGTGAACATGTTGGTAAAACCTTACAGCGTGATTTAAACCAGATTCGTACAACTAGTAATGGTGTGAATGCTTTTGGCTTCGGTGTCGGTACTAACTCAGTAAGTATTAATAATATCATTAAATGGCATCTATCAGAATGGCGTGACCAATCACGTGACGCAACATTAGTAAACCCTATCGCACGTAAGTACATGATGCTTTCTGTAGATGGTGTTGTAGGCAGTAATGGTATCTATGTAAAACCATCTGTAGATATTGATGTAGACGAAGAAACCAAACATACCATTAACCAACAACTAGAAAAACTATTTGATCGTTGGGCTTATGATGCTAGTAAATTCTCTATTGATGGTTCAATGACATTTGACCTATTCGCACAAGTACTTGAAAAGCATCGCTGCCGTGATGGGGAAGCGTTTGTACGTATTCATAATTTCAACCGTTCAATTAAACTTGAAATTATTGATTCTGCTAGATTGACTCAATTGAATAACGCAGTGTTAGTAGATGGATATATTAGTAATGGAATTGAATATAATAAGTACCGTCAACCTGTAAACTACTATTTCGCTAAATATAATCCAGTAACATATACATATGATGCTACTAGTTATGAAGTTGTACCAGCAAGTGAAATCCTACATTACTTTGTTATGGATGATGCCACACAGGAACGTGGTATACCGGATCTAATTGCCAGTACAAAAGTATTAGCAGACCTAAAGAACTTCCAAGAAGCGGCACTTTTGGCAAAGCGTATCTCAGCTAGTGTTACAACTTTCATTACTAATAATGGAAGTAACAATGAATTAGCACTAACTGAAGGTGAACAAGATACAGCGATTTATAACGAGTACTTAGAACCAGGTGCTATCTTTGAATTAAATGCTAATCAAGATGTTAAATCGGTAGATCCTCGTAATGGTGTTGACGGCATAGCAGAATTCACAGATGTACTATTTGATAATATTTCAATGGGCTTAAACGTCACTAAGCAATCTCTAATGGGAAGTACTGCTGACGCGTCATTTAGTGCTGCGAAACTTGCCGAACGTCTACAAGCTACAACTTTCAGTACAAGAACTAATGTACTCATAAATAAAGTACTCAAGCCAATTTATACAGCTTGGTTAAAGAATGAAATGCTAAATAATAGTAAGTTGAAATTAAGTTTTTCTGATTTCGATGATCTTGTATGTGCTCGTTATATCCCTACTAAACCTATTTCACTTGATCCATTGAAGGATATTCAATGTGAAGTAGCTGCTATTGATGCTGGTTTGAAATCCCGTACACAGGTAATTAGTGAAATGGGCGGTGATCCACGTGTTGTACTTCAAGAAATAGAGAATGAGAAAAATATGAACAAGGAAGTTCTAGATGAAAATCAAAAACCAGACGAGGGAATTAACCCTACCAACGGCGATTAATTCTGATGATCGTACCGTTGAAGTTGCTTTTTGTTCTGAAACTCCTGTAGCACGTGAAATAGAAGGGAAGTTATATAACGAAGTACTTCTATGTAATCCAGAAAATGTAGACCTATCGCGTTTGAACAATTCAGGGGCAGTACTTTTCAATCATGACCGAGATCATTTGATTGGAAAGGTACTAGCGGCACGTATTGATTCAGACAAAGTAGGTCGTGCTGTATTACAGATTTCCAATGCTTCAGAAAAAGAATGGGAACAAATCAATGAAGGCGTATTAACACATATTAGTTTTGGTTACACAGTTAATGATTACCGTATTGAAGGAAACATTATCTATGTAACTAATTTCACCCCATATGAAATATCACTGGTAACTGTACCTGCTGATTGTTCGGCTGGTGTTGGTCGCTCATTGATAAATAACAATGATGACAACCAGAAGGATATGATCATGGAAGATGAAAACGAAATTGAAAGTACTGAACCTGAAATCAAAGATGAATCAGAAGTAGAAATTACCGAAATTGAATCTGAAGAAGAAATTACTGAACAAGAAGAGGTAGAAGAATCTGAAGAAGTACGTATGAGTGATGATGAACTACTAGCACTAATTGCTAGTCGTCCAGACTTGCTTGAACAAATGATAAATACAAGCGACGTTGAAGAACAACGCGAAGAAGTACAAGAAAGTACTGATGATTCTGAAGTAGAAGATTCTACCGATGAAGTAGAACGTAAACGTGAATTGGAATCAATCGGCGTAGTTCTAAATATTGATGTGTCTGAAGCAATTGAAAAAGGAATTTCAGTTGAGGACTTCAAACGCACACTAAATACAAAAAAAAATCCTAATCATGATAAGGAAATCAAAATGGAAAAATCCGTATTAAATGGCCTAATTCGTTCACTAAGTGAAGGTAATTTCGCTGGCAAAACTGAAATCCCTGCTGGTGATTTCGTCCGTACTTCTACTACTGTTGGCGGTGCTGCTCTAGTTAAAGAAGTATACGCAGATTCTTATATTGATGTGCTACGTGCTCAGTCAGTATTTGCTACTCTACCTGTACAAGTATTCGCAAATCTTGAAGGTGAAGGTAATCTAGTTCTACCTAAACTATCTGCTGATTTCACTGATAACTTCGGTTATGTTACTGAAGGTGCTCCATCACCATCTTATAACGCCGCTTTTGAGAAAATTACTCTAAAGCCAGAAATCTTCACTGGTTCCGTTGAACTTACTCGTACTCTAATTAAATCCGCTTCTACTGCTGAACAGTACATTCAAGATGCGATGGTAAAGGGTGCTGCTCTAAAACTAGAACGTCTAATTCTTGCTGATGTTGTTGCGTCTGCTCCAGAAGTAACCCTAACTGCTGCTCTAACCAAGACCGATGTTATTAATGCTCTAGCTACTCTAGCTGCTGCTAATGTCCGTGTTGAAAACGTAGTTGCGATTGTACACCCTACTACCGCTGCTGTATTGCGTACCACACTAGATGGTTCTAACACCGCTGCTAAGTACTTGCTACAAGGCTATATGGATGACGGTATTCTAGCTGATTCAGTACGTATTGTTGAATCTACTCAAGTTGCCGCTGGTGCTGTTGTCTTTGGTGATTGGTCAAACATCATCATGGCACAATGGGGTGCTGTAACTATGGATCGTGACGATACAACCCAACGTAATTCTATGGGTATTGTTCTACGTACTTTCAGCTTCCAGGCTCATGCTCTAGCACACGATGAAGCATTCCTAGTGCTTAACCTAGCATAATATAGGAATGAAATATGAGAGCATTTTTTAGTAACTCACAATTAGAGTATCTATTAAATGCTTTTGGTGAAAAGCTCGTCATTGTTCAAGATGGTGTATCAATAACGATTACCGCAATTTTTGAACAAGACGAGCTTTTTTTCGATGATAGTCAAACTACCGTAACATACTTTAGTGCTAAGTCTGGAATTAAACTAAATAGCACCTTCACAATTGATAATACCGAATACCTAGTAAATAGAATAGATGATGATACAAGCGGTATCTCTAACTATCACTATATTCGCAAGATCGATTTAGAAGAGGAAATATAATATGTTTACGGCAGACTATACAATAAGAAAGTATTTGATTAATAAATTAGCAGTAATTGTTAATCTACAATATCCATCAAAAGCAACGGTAGATAATTCAACAATGGTTTACATTGGCGATTCTTCAGTACAACGTACACAGATAGCCAAAGCAAATCAAATTGTAAACAATCAAATCGTACCATCAACTATTAGAAATTTATGTGAATTTCGTGTTGAGTTTGTAGCTGTCGGACCATCATATAAAGGTGCTTCGGATGAAATAGAAAAGATTCTTGAAGCTCTTTATACATCTGGTTTCTTTGATGAACTAAACCAGCAACTTCCAATGCCATTATTCAATATCCGAATTGAAGATAGTCTAATGACTTCACAAGCCGAAGCCACGGAAACCGCATATGTTCACACGCAAACACTATCTTTTAGCTATGGGGAATAATTATGGCTCAAACATTTTTAGGGAATCTAACCACAGTATGGATTAATAACGATACAACCAACGTTGATCCAAATGCCCGTACTTTTGTTCAAGTAGCAAACCTTTCAGGATTTCCAAGTTTTAGTGAATCAACATCTATTTCGACTGTAGAAACATATGATAGTAATTACACCTCTAAAGTAGCGGGTGATAGTTCATATGGTGATATGACTATTGAAGTTAACTATGTTCCAGGTGAAAACGCCGTACTTGATTCTGTTGTTGATTCTCAGCAGTTAGTACAAGTAAAAGTTGAAATGCTTGATGAGGGTTCAAACGATACAACCGTAAACTATGTGCTTTATAACGGGTACTTATCCAGCGTATCAGATACGTCAGATATGGATCAGGTTGTTACCCGCTCATACGTATTCACACCAGAAAACCAGATATCAGCAGGTATTCTTGATGAATCTGTAGTTGAACTTTATCGTGGTGATTGGGGTGTTGGTTCTAACGGTAACGAGTTCCCAAGCTATCAAGGCCGTGATGGTAACTCATTCGTTAAGATTGCAGCAGCCAACGCACCAACAGGTGTTGATATGTTGGGTATCACTAACCTTGATGGTTCTAACGGTACTCAATTAGTAATGAACAAAACTGGTACGCCAGTACTCAATATTCGTAACTTCTCAACAGCAAGTAACGGGGCATGGTACAAGGTCTACACCAGTGCCGATAAACCAACGTTAACAGAACTTGGTGCGGCAGCCGCTACAGATCTCAGTAACTACGTACCAATTACACGTACTGTCAATGGTAAAGCACTTACAGCTAACATTACTTTGGTAGCAGCAGATATTAGTGATGTTTACTCTAAGACCTACATTGATTCAAACGTAGTTCCGAAAGTATTCCAGTTAAACGGACACGCACTATCAGGAACGGCGTTGAACTTAGTAGCCGCAGATATTCTTGATGTGTATTCACAGACTCAGGTTAATAATACCTTTGTAGCTAAAACGGTTACTGTTAACGGATTGCCATTAAGTACTAATATCACATTAACGGCAGCACAACTAACTGATATGGCATCATTAGCATTTAGTAATAGTACATATGTGCCTAAGACGTTCTTAATCAATAACAAGCCATTATCTGGTACTAACATTCAATTGGTAGCAGCAGATATTAGTGATGTATATTCGCGTACTGAAAGTAACGGATTGTTTGCGTTACGCATCACGACGATTAACGGTTATGCTCTAAACAGTAACGTAACGTTGAACTATAACGATGTTGGAACATATTCAAAAGCACAGATTGATGCTAAAGATGCCGCACTACAAGCAAACATTGATACCAAAGTTACTATCACTCAAGACCTTCTTACAATAAATAACGTAGAAGATACTTTAGAACTTGATATGTCTGATGGTAAGCGTGTTTTCAAAGCAACACTAACCGCAGCAGTAACACAGCTAAGTGTAATCAATGCCAGTGGAAGCAACTTAAATAGCCAAACTATTACTATGTGTTTAACACAGGGAACAGGGGCAAATAAAATTTCATGGCCTTCTAATGTTATTTGGTCTTATGGTCGTGAACCAGTATTAACCTTTACTCAGAATTCAATTGATGTAATTCAATTCTTAACTGTCGATGGGGGGAGTACGTGGTACGGCTCCTTACTAATGGCGGATCTTAAAGAATGATAAGAAAACAAAATATAAGCAATGCCCAACAGATGATTGAAGGGCATTGGAAATTTTTAGAACGAAATACGGGTTTAGTTAATGATAATAAAACTGATCACTATGTACTAAACCCACAAAACGTATTAGCAAACAACAGGCACTTTATAGCGGAAACAGGATGGGAAGCACAACCGGACGGTGACGCAACCACAGAAGGACAATCCTTAGCAATTCTTGGTGCTATCTATGCGTATCAGGCAACCAAAGAACCGTACTACCTACAACGTGCTAAAGACTTTTTTAACGCCTATCACATGGCATTCTTCCGTGGTGTTGCGTTCCCCGATCCACCTAACGGTTCATTGCGTTGTAACTGGATCTGTAATGGTAAGGCTCCTGTACTGGCACATTACCCATTAGATCCAGAGTATCCAACTCACGGCGGGTTTAAGGGCGTTTTGTTCAACTGGACAAACGGACAAACACAGATACCTCATGGTTCACCTAACTACGGTGAATACCTTGATGCGGTGTGGTTTGCCTTTCCAGAAAGGGCGGGGCTTGGTTGGAACCAGGTTAACGCAACTGCTTACGCATGGTTAGCCAGTGAAGATAGCATTGATTGGGATACTAAAGCCCCTACCTATGATGTTGACTGGATTGTTGACCGTACAGGCCGCAAGGTAGATAGCAATGGTGATGTACTGGCAGAAGGGCTAACAAGTCAGATTGGTACAGTACAGCTAAAGGACACATCAATAAATGGTAATTACCGTTTCAACTACGCAACAAAAAACCCCGTATCAGAAGGTGGCTATCTTATGGGGCGTAATGAGCGTTGGCACAACAGGCCAGTAAACGTACCTATTGATAACTATGGTTCGCTTGATTTCTCCGATAATGCGAGCGATGCCGAATTGTGGTTTTGTCAGGCATGTAAATTACTATGGGATATTACAGGCGAACATATCTATTACTTAGCATGGCAGAATTCACTAATTACTTGTATTGGTTATTCTGATATTGACAAGTATGATATGTTCTTTCGTAAAAGTACTATTGCTATTACGCCGTTTACTGATGGTATTTCATATGATTACTTCTATCCAAGTGATCAAGCAGCATCATATTCGCGTGATTCAGAAGGTTATATTGTTATTAATCAAAGTGCCTCAGCACAAACAACACTTGAACAACAATCTATTTGGTTCAAGTTTAATGATAGTTCAACTTTCCATGTTGAATATAGTGGTGTTGATACTTCTGGAAGTCCGTTAAGTCTTGCTGTAGCAATGACAGTGAATAAAACAAAAACAGAGGATGGTGCTATTAGATACCGTTGTGGTTTACCTATTACGAATACAGATAATAGTATTATATCAATGGATATCCCCATGAACCACTTTACACGAATTGCTAAACCAGACGGTGGACAGTACTTAACCGCAGATATGCGTATGATTTCCGATTATGGGGATAATACAGTAACTTCACTTCAATATGTTTCCGGTATTGCTGGAACGTACTATGACAATGTGATTTCTACTACTATGGATTCTAACGGTAGTTCTACAGTTGGATTCTGGATCTTTGATGATGAAACACAGGATTTAAACAGCTTCACATACAGAACATATGCTGATGATTTTAATATCCGTATTGTTGATGATCTTGGTTGGCGTTGGTGGGCTATGCTACCAGCAAGTAGCGGGGCATGGGTAACACAAACGTTTAATGTACTTGATTTTAAGTTGAGTTCTTATCAACCGGATCATGAAGAAGGTGATGAACAGCCAGGACAACCAACACTAACAGGGCGTACAGAGTTTACACTATTACTTGATACCGATCCGGTTGATGGTATCTCAGGGCGTATTGACTGGTATTGTGTTAACGATTTGCCAGCACTTTATAACGATGGTGGTACAGGTGATTATTCCGTACTGGTTTCTTTGACTTTCAATGATAGTACAAGCAGTGGTTATACAGCACGATTAGGTGATTGTGTAATTCGTAATTACATGCTTGATAGTCTTTCGTATACACCAGGACTAATACCATTTAGTAACATTACAGATCCATATGCTCAACTGTATTCCGGTTGGCGTGGATTACCGTATCCTGGTTATCAATTACCCGCTATATGGTGTTTCAAAGGTACTACAATTGATCAAACCAGACTAAATAATAGTATTAAGTTCTTATGTGATGCTCAGGATTGGTTTACTAATAAATTCCATCCTACTGTACCTGGTCCTTGTGCTCAGGCTTATGTATGGAACCGTCAGGACGCATTAGCATATTCACCAGATGGACAACCAGATCAATTCATTATGCAGCACTGGTACGAAGAAGCATGGTCAGGTTATGAACCTCGTGCGTTCTTTGCTGGATGTGATGTAGTACATGAACTATATCAACGTGGTGATTATGCGATTCCACAGAACATTATTACGTACTGTCAAAATTGGATGAATTACTTAAAGTGGTTCATGAAAAATAATGATGGTCACGCACCAACACGATTTAAAGATACAGGTGAAGTTATCTATGATGGCTTTACAGGTCATATGTCTGGTTTATGGCTTGCTGGTGCTTCAATGATGGCAATAGCAGGTTATCCAGATCACGAATTACTTGATTTACTATTCTCTGAAATTCAACAGAACTATGACGTAGTTTCAGCTAATCACGTAATGAATGGTGGCTGGTCATCAGCTATCAGAAGTGGAACACCTACAACACCTCAGAACAACTCAATGTTCTTTGGATTCTATACAGGTGAACTACTCAGAGGTTTAGCACTTTACATGAAGTACTACAACCAACATATATAAATAAACAGAAGGGGTATCAAGGAATGTTACCCCACATATATAAAGGAATATTAAAAATGGCTTTTAATTCTATTTTTGTAGGCAATAATGTAAAAGTGGAAATCGCAACTGCTCCTACTGGTGGTGGTCAAGCAACTACCTTTACTGTTGTTGAAGAAGTTGGTGCTTTTCCATCGGCGGCAGGTGCTGAAAGTAACGTTGTTAGTGTAAACACTTTCGGTCAACAGTACGCTAAGAAATTGCTTGGTTCTCGTTCAGTACCGGATCTAACACTAACTGTTAACTGGAAACCAGGTGCTACAGGTCAAGAAATGCTTGCGGCAGCAGCAGCAGCACAAACCCTAATTCAAGTTAAAGTAACTTATTTCCAGAACATTGATGATCAGGATGGTGCGGCTTATTACAGCATCGTAAACGGTTATGTAAGTTCAGATGTAGTTAACGGTGATTTTGATGGTGTTGTAACTCGTGATTTCGTAGTTTCCGTAACTGGTGCTCCAATCGCAGTTGGTGAAGTTACTGGTTCTTAATTACTAAATACTACAAATCAACTAACAAGGATAAAGCGAAATGGATTTTACTAATCTTATGACAGCTATTGGTGTGAAGTTAACACCAGTAGAACTAACACCAGAATGTACCGTATACATCAAATTACCATCAATTACCCAACACGCAGAAGTATCAGATCCATATAAAGCGATCTTCTATTGTGTAGTTGATGAAAGTGGTAAACAGATTTTTGATTCACCTGAACAAGTTGAACAGAATGTTGATTTAACAGTACAACTAAAACTAAATGCCGAGATCG